GTCACGCAGCGCAAGGGGCAGGTATGCCAATAGGGTGATCAAGCCCACTGTCATTATATTTCTCTGCTTTTGAAAATCCCTTACATGAGCGTAATCCGGGGTCATTAACAAGCAGCGAATAACTGTGGTAATAATGTTGCCAAACAGGCTTCACATACAGATCCAAATAGGGGCAATCGATTTCAGAAATGGATTCTTTCGAGTTCAAGTACTGTTCGATTTTAATCTGATGTTCCACTTTGACACCATACTTTGACTCAACCAACAACCTGGTTGCAATACCGGGTTCAGTGACCTTATCAATGAGATTTCGCTCATCATTGATAGCTGCAATCAACTGTTCCCTTTCCCACATGCACATCCTCGACTTCATGACGAAATCTTTAACGTTATAGGATCGCGTCATTCTTAATCCATATAGAGCCAGGGATTGTATGATAGGACACCCTGGATACTGGTGGGCATAAGACAAGGATTTGCAACGCATTAACATTCGAATAACACGTCGCCCAGCGCGGGCATACTGACGAGAGACCCAACCAAATTGAACTATGGTACTAACAGGGTCCGTGACAACAATCTCGTCATGAATATCAAACACTAAGCCACAAAAAGAAGCATGGGTAAGTTCCAAATGTGTCTCTATCTTTATATTGAATCCCAACTCAGCGAATTGTTCAGAAGTGGGGGCTTTTCCAGCAACAACGAATAAACCATCATCACCTTCAACCACACCATCAACTCCAGCACATCCATTTTCTTCGCATAAGAAGAGAAACACCATAAGATTCGTAAATCCGTTACCTAAAGATGTATTCATTTCACCAGACATCCTTGTAGCTGGGATAACAAATTTAAAGTGTTTGTGCTCACACCAGTTTGAGCCCATGAGAACGGTACATACGACAAGAAGCCACTGCTTTCCATTCGGCAGCTTCTCGACCATGTATGAATACAACTCGAATTCCACGGCTTCCATAATCTCAGCAACAAAAGAAGCCTCAAAAGTTGTATAATCAGTCGCTATATATATCCCTCCATTTCTATAGAGCCTAGCTTTAATATATCGGCCCCTCTCAGCGACTGGGATGTGTTTGATGAAATGCCCGTTCTCATAAACTATTTCTTCAATCAGTTTAAATATGGGTCCAACATAACATTTAAACTCATCCTCCCTCGAGTAAATGAGTCGTGCATGCTTGTACTCTTCATACACTTCATCCTTGCAATGAACTTTGACATTAATATGTTCCCAAATGTCAACCATTGCAAGCCACTTAATCCTGAGTTCATTTTTCCTCCACTCAGGGTAGTGGGTTTTTGAGAGCCAGGCCTCGAACGACACATCACATTCGGGCCCTAATTGCCGCAGATGCTTACGCACCCAACGGCGAACAAATCGGCGCAACCGCCTTAATTTGATAGGAACAGGTTTGGGGAGCTTGGCACCAAGTCGCTTCTTTACCCCGGCAGCTGTGGTAGACGAATGCCCAGGATCAACATGTGGCAAGGCTGCACCTTTTACATGACAACCAATTGACCTCTGAACGATTGGCCTATGGTTGGGATCCGTCACTCTAGGTTGTGTCATGTTGAAACCGTCTTTTGGGGGTGGGATATCGGGTAACTTAACCTCACCAAGACGGTAACCATAACACATTACAACTCCTAAGTTGCCGGGTTTGGCCGAAAAGGCAGGTACCTACCCAAGGTACGAGCCTTCCTATCAGTACGCATCATCTGCTGATAGGCGGCAAAAGCTACTCGAACTGTATTGACTGCAACATGCTGGTTCTGGAGACCATTCGCGGAAAGACGCTTGTCCAAGTTGATTGACTGTATCTTCTTACCAGTCATATTCATTCGTTCCCACACAATCCTCTCGTCCGAGGTGGGATCAACATTAGAC